ACCCATTGGTCGAACTCGGCCAGTTTGGCGGTCACACTCACCGTGACGCCCTCTTCGAGCGGTTCGTTGCGCGAGAAGTTGGTGATCGAGAAATCACCCAACGGGCCCTCCGTGCCCGACGTGGCTTTCTCGCCGGTGAGCACGGCCAGCCGGAGCGTACCGCTGCTCAAGAACGCGGTCTTGATCGCCTCGAAACCTGCATCGCCCGGCTTCCAGAGCATCTCGAACTCGACCGTGCATTCGCGCAGCGTCGGGGCAGTCGCCCGCCAGCCCTGGTTGCCCCGGGTGGTAACGTCCGCCTCGCCCGCTTCGAGGTTGAGCGTGACGTCCTTGACGTTGCTCATTTCGGTGAGCGACGCGAGATCGCCGCCGGCGGCACCTTGATAAATCTTGGCATTCATGCCCAACAGAAATGTCTGTGACATGCTGTGTCCTCCGTGGTTACTTCACACTGTCCCGCCACAAGGCGGGCAGCTTGGGTTTTTCTTTCTCGATGGCCGGGCCCATGAACGGCCGCGGGCGGATGCGGGCCCTGGTCTTCTTTCCCCTTCGACGGGGCGACTGCATCATTACGATCCCCCCATGCTCCAGCGCGGACGGCGCCTCGCCGCGGCCCTTCTGCGAAAGCCGCACCGGGCCGATGACCACGCTGCGGCGAACCACGTCATAGCCGAACCAAATGAACTTTTTGAGCAGCCCCCTATGGCTGCTGGGCGGGCGGCCCGGCTGGCTGGCCTTCTTTCGCCGGCGGATACTCCGCCGGGCCGTCTGCCGGACGAAGGCACCGAACCGCGACAGCACGCGGCGCGTCGCCTTGTTCGTCTTGGCACGGACTGCCTTCGTGTCGAAGAACACTCGCTTCACATCGAAGCCGATCATCTTGGCGTTGCCATCCTCCGGTTCACTTCACTCACTTCATGGCCCGGTAGGTCACCGTCAAAACGCTGGTGAACACCCGCCGCTCGGCCAGGTGTTCCGGCACGTAGACCGGCTCGTTTCGGATGCCGACCCATACGGCGAACGGGGTCTGGTCGAGCGTCCGCCGGCGCAGATAGTCGGCCATCTCGTCGACAAGCGTTTCCAAAGCCGCGACCTCTGCGTCCAGGTCCTTACCGAGCTTCTTCTGGACGCCGATATCAACGGCGATGTCGTACTGGCTGGCGGCCCGTGTGGAACCAGTGATCTCGACCGACTTGGGCACGACCGACACCTTCAGCTCCGCCAGTTCAGGCAAGTTGAACTCTGGCAGCACGGTCCGCCGTGCCGTCATCGTTTGGCTGAATGTGCCGTCTGGGGCCTCGTTCAATTCGGCCACAATGGCATCGGCTATGTCGGTCGCCAAGCTCACGTTACACGCTCCCAACGTCCCGAGTGTGAATTCGATACGTTTGTCGGTAAGGGTCGCTGAACCGCCAACAGCCTTCGCCGCCGAGGTTCATGACCTCGTACTTGCGACCACTGGCCGCGATGACGTCGCCCGATTCCGGCTCGAAGCCCAACTCGTCGGCCCGTATCAGGAAATCCCAAACGTGCGAACCGACCGTGAGGCCCGCCTCGTCGGCAATCTCGAAGTCAGTCTTGCCGAACGTGGCGTTGACTGTCTCGGCCGGATGCCCTTCCCGGCGATACTCCACCGGGCTAGCGGCATGCGTCGTTCGCATCCGTTCGAGCCACTCGGAACCTTGTCGAAGCAGGTCGGTCACGGGCGGTCTCCTATTGGCTCAACCGAACGCGGACCGTCACATCGGCGTCGGCCGCGTCCTTGACCGCCTTACCCAGGAAGGCCGTACCTTCGAGCGAATCCGAGCCGCTGTCCGACTCGTCGCCCTCTTCGCTGGCCTGCTGGGTGTCCTCGTCCCAATAGACCTTCACGCCCGCGGCGATCGCCGTACCGGCGCCGGTCGCCTTGGGGAAGTCGAACACACCGTCAACGGCCAGAGCGCCAGGCATATTGGCGGCGATCGGCTGCTTGGCCACCCCAACGAGATCCCCCAGCACGATCACGTCACCGGCCGCCACATCGGCGCTGGGCGTGTAGTCGATCTGGTTTCCCTCTTGAACGAAAACTGCCGTAGGCATGTGATTACTCCTCGAATGTCAGAGACTTATGGTTCGCGTGGTCTACGCCTCGCCCTTGGATTTCACGCCGCCTCGCGGATCCTGGAGGTTCACCCCGAAATCGTGGTAGCCACGCATTTGGACCCCCAAGACGTTGAATTGGGCATCTGCCGTCTCAATCGTGGGCGACTCCTGGCCGTTGAGAAACGCCACCTCGATCACCGGCAGGTCGTTCGGATCGGCCAGCAGGTACCACGCCTTGCTGGAGTTGCCCGTGTAGTGGCTGTTGGACAGGTAGCGGCTCACCTCCACCCGGAACTTGCCCTGGTGCGGGTTGGCCACCGGGTACTTGACGTTGGAACCGGTGTCCCGCAGCTCCATCGACTTGTAGAGCTGGGAGCCGATGGCCGACAGCGCGGTGGGTACGAGCATAAGCGAGGGCATGATGCCGATCGGCTTGCCGTCGGTGTCGACCTGGTCCATGAAGGCCACTTCCGCTTTGGTCAATCCATCGATCGACAGGGCCGTGTCGGCACCTTCCAGGTAGTTGTTGTTGCCGGCCGCGAAGAACGCGGCGTTGTCCATGAAGGCGGCCCAGAAGATATCGTTGATCTTCAGGCCCGACCCTCGCCCCAGCTTGCGAGGCACCCGTGTGATGGCTCCCAGGTCGTCGTTGATGATGTCCCGACGATCAATCGAGAGCATCAGACCGTAGGTGTCGGCCTTGTTGGTGTAGTTCTCCTCCCCCAGCGTCCCGTGCTTGAGTTCCCCACCGGGGGCGACTTCCTCGTACTGGTCCTTCCCGACGAGCCGGTAACTGGTCACGGTTTTGAAGTCCGAAACGTTCCGCGTGGCACAGATGTTCAGCCAAGTCCGCTCCACGGAGTAGAAGCCGTCCAGCAGGAACTTGTTGGCCACGTTGGAGAGGATCCCGCCAATGTCGACCGTGGAGAACCCGGCCTCGAGATGCGGCTGGAACGCGAACCGCATCACGCGACGCGCGTCACGGAAGTTGCGGCCCGTGTACCCGTTCGCCCAAGCCGCCTCCAAGAAGAGTTCCTGTAGGCCAATCCCGCCGCGGAACCGCCGGCCGACCACATCGAGCGTCGGACCGTCGAACAGTTTGTCGGCCTCCGGAAGCTTGGCCGTCAGGAGGCAGGCCGCTTCCAATGTTGTGGCGTCGATCGTGTTGTCGTGAAAATGCGCCGCCGGCGCCTTGGGGCGGCTGGCGCGTAGCACCTCCAAGGCGCACTTGTCCGGATTCCAGCCTTCGCGGATCGCCTGGGCCTCGATCTGGGTATGCTGCCCGGCGCACACCTCGCGGATCTTGGCGATCCGGTTGGTCTCCGTGACAGCCTCGGCCCGGATCTCCGCCGAAGTGGGATCGGCGTGCTGGGCCTCCGTCGTCTCCGGGGGCGTGGTGGTCGGCTTGCCGTTGGCCTCGGCCGGCTCGGGAGCGGCGTCCGGCTTCGGATCGACCGTGATTTCCGTATTTGTGTTGGCGTTGTGAGCCATTTCCGAATTCTCCTTACGATTGTGCAATGCCGAGGCTGCCACACGGGCACTTGTCTGGCCGTCGGCGCCTAGATCCACGAAACTGATCTCGCCCAGCAAGGCGCGGCGAATGACGTTCAGCGGCCCAGTGAATTCCCGGCCGTTGACCGTGACTCGCTGGTTCTCCTTGACGAACTCAAACTCTTCGATCGCAGCGGTGATCGAGGCCTGCCAAGGAAACCCGTTTCGAGCACTGACAACGACCTCCTTCGCCGCAGCCGTATCGCGCGACACAAGGCCGGTGGCCAGGAGCTTACCGTCCTCGATCTTGATGGCGTCGGTGTGCCCCACGCCGCTAGCCATATCGTGCCCGAAGCGAATGGGCCGGCTCTGCGAGGGAATCCCGCTCGCAGACGGCACGTCGCTGGTCGGCATCCGGAAACTCCTTGACGATGAGCGGGGCCTTCATGCAGCGTTGGAGGAAATCATCGTGGGTTTCGTTGGGTTTTCGCTCAGGCAGCGGCACGTTTCACCTCCTCCTTATCTTGCTCCATGTCGTCGCTTTGCGGCTGGGCCTGTGTCGGCGTCAAGCCAAGATCCTCCATCAGCGCCACTTCCTTGGCCCGCTGATGCAACTCGCTCTCCCAATCCCGGCCCTGCCGGGCATACTCAAAGGCCAGCGTGGTCGTGTGGTTGGCCAGCCGCGTGGCCTGGGCGTTGGCCTCCTTGGCCGGATCGACGTGCTCGTGCCCGTCCCAGAACCACTGGTGCGGCCAGCCGGCGATGGGACCCAGGCCGGCGGGCAGTAGATTGGGGATGAGCACCGCCTCGTCGAACCAGGCGGCGAGAATGCGATCCAGCACCGCCACCTCCAGGTCGGCCTGTTCGACACGGATCGATTTGAAGTACGTCTGGTGGTCCAAGCGGCCGGAGGCGTAGTTGTAGCCCGACGAGTTGCCTGCTGCGACGTTGAACGGAGTGCAAGAGGCGCGAAAAGAGCGAACAACACAGAACGCGTTTATTCTGCGGCGATCCAGCCTTTTTGATGGCCCAGGTTGCGGATCTTGCCGGAGAGCGTTGCCTGGGCCAGGAGGCGGGAAGTGAAGGCCTTGTGGACGCCGAGAGCGTCGGCCACGTCTTGCACGTAGACCACGTCGCCTCGCTCGCGAATGAACTGCACCGCGTCGCGCCAGCGGCCAGGGCTGGGGATGTCGTCGTCGCTGAGGGGAATCGTGCCGGCGACGCCCAGGTCGTCGCGAAGTTCGATCACGCCGTCCCAGAGCGTGATGCGGTGTTTCCCGTTGCTACGCCGCTGGCGTCGCAAGATGACACGCTTGACCGTTTGGCGAATGGCAAACGCCAGCTTTTCGCGGTCGGCTTCCGAAAGCCGCTCGAGCAACTCGTCCAGGCGGCCTATGACCTCGAGCGCTTCGGGCGACGGAGCATGGTCGCCATGGGCCTGCCGCAACTTGTCCTTCAGTTGCTCTTCCTGTTCGCGCCAGCCGGCCAGCAGCTTCGAGATGCCAGGAATGTCCTCGGGATTGGCGAGGGCCAGGTTCTCGGTACCGCGTTCGATCTTGGCCCGCACCTCCTCCAACTGCAATTCGAGCCGACCGACGTTGGCCTCGACCTTCTTGGTGCGGCGGCTGATTTCGCTGCGGATGGCCCGCTTGGTGCGCTCGTCAGACATGAAGGCCTTTAGCTTGGCCAGCACGCCTTGCTCGATGGTGTCGGCGCGGAAGCTGGGGCGATCCGATTCGTCCGGATTCTCTTCGAACGCCCTGGCTGGCAAGCTGTAATACCGCCGCACGATCTTGCGGTCCGAATGTCTCATGGTGCAGCCCTGCAACCGCTGGCCATCGCTCAGATAGACGAGGCCCGTCAGCAGGTACCGGCCCGGCGTCGGGGCTTTCGACGGTTTGTGATTGCGCCGCAGCATCCGTTGGACGCGGTCGAACAATTCCCGCGACACCAGCGGCTCGTGGGCGTCTTCGCAGACCACGCCGCCATCGTCGTAAAGGCTGCGAAACTTGCCGCGCCGCTTGCGGCCGGCGACGATCTTGCCGATGTAGGCCGGGTTGGTCACCGTGCGGCGAACGCTGCTGGCGTTGAACCGCTTGCCGAACATCGTGCGGACGCCGTCGCGATTCAGTTGCCGGGCGACCGCGCCGCACGACGCCCCGCCGGCGACCGCCTCGAACATCGTCCGCACCGCCTCGACCGCTTGCACATCGCTGGAAGCGACCAGCCGTGACGACCATTGAATCGGCCGGCGAAACTTCTCGGTGGCAGAAACGCGGCGCACGACGCGACCGGTCTCGTCGAGGATTTCCCGGTCGTACCCATACGGCGGTCCGCCTTGCTTCTGCCCACGGCTGATCGCCAGTCGCTTGCCGCTGATCACGCGGTCTGCCAGCTTGATCGACTCTTCGCGGGCACCGTACTGGTCGACAATGGCGGTGATCACGCCGCCGAGGTTGTTGAAATCGAGTTCTCCTCGCTGGCAGGTGACGATCTTCACGCCGGCGTCCCGAAGCAATTTCCAATGCACCATCGCGTCGAAGACATCCTCACGCGACATGCGGCTCTGCTCGGAAAGCAAAACGGCCTGGAATTTCCCGGTCTTGGCGTCGTTCAGCAGCCGTTGGAACTCGGGACGGTTGACGGAATCCGTTCCGGTCAGACCGTGGTCTTCGTACCAGCGGACGATGTGGTAGCCCAGCCGCTTGGCCAGGGCCTCGATATCCTTCCGCTGTCGGGCCGGGCTGTCCTGCTGCTGGTCACTGCTCATGCGGATGTAGCCCACGGCGGGCTTCAGCTTTGGTTTTGCAGGTCGCTTCATCGCGAACCTCCTTTTCGCGTCTTGGCCAGGGTGAACTTGCCCGGCGCGGTCTTCTTGAACCGGGCGTCTTTGCCCTTCTTCAGGTCGCGCAGGATCGATGCGTACAATGTCGCATGCGGCGTCTTGCCGCCGGGTGATTTCCAGAGTCGCTTGGCCTGCATCGCCTCGACCAGTTCCCGACAGGTCATCGGCTTCTTGGTTCTCGCCAGCACCTTGGCCGCCGCCTCGATCTGACTCAGCTTCTTGACCGGCTTCTTCGTGGTCTTCTTGGTTGCCATCGTTTGGCTCCTTCTGAAAAGGGAAACGGGTTTACGCGAGCCACCATGGCTCAGTCACACAGCAGCCATGGGTTCGCGTGAAGTTCAATAGCAGCCGGCGAGAATCTTGCCGGAATCCCAGAAGTTCTTCAGACGACCCAGGATCGCGACATTTGGCCCGTGTGGCGGCGGGATGGGCTGGCCAACCAGAACGCAACTGGCGAGAAAAGGCCCCACGTTGGGCCTCGTGGGCGACGTGGCGAGAACTTGCCGCCTCAGATGCCAGCGGTCGTTTCGACCGCGAACTCACCGCCGCGCGGTGCCCGGGCATGGGCGCCTTGCCGGCCAGGTCGCGTGCGGAGCAACCGGCATTTAGCAGCAATCTCCCGTCGCGTCGGATGGTATTCCAACGTCCCGTTGGCCGCCCGAATCCACCGCCCGCGATCGACCCACCGCCCTTCCGCCTGCCAACGGCGCACGTGTTCTGCAACCAAATCGTTCTCGTCCATTTCGTTCCGGCTCCCGTTTGCGTGTCTCCCGCCGGCGGCCCATCCGCCAACGCGAGTCACACAGCAGCCATGCGGGGCGAAACGAATCAATAGCCGCCGGGAAGAATCTGGCAGGAATTCCAGAAGTTTTTCAGATGGCCCAAGATCGCGACACTTGGCCCGTGTCGCTACGGGCGGAAAGGACGTTCGCGTCCAGCAGACGCGCGAACGTGGTGGCATCCGATTGGTCGACATCACGGAGACACGGGCCGAATGAGGGAGAACGACACCGCTCCGTAGCGAACGTAAGCTGTGTGCGTACCTGGACGCCTGATCGAATCGCACAGCGCCCCCCCGACCCGATTGCAGCGGCCGCCTCGGTCTGGTAAGGTTAGACAAGCTTACTGCGGCCCCGAAGTCAGGACATTCACTATGCCGAGAATGCAGAAACTCGACCGATACCTGCGGATCAAGGATGCTGCGGAATACCTGGGTGTGTCGCCGAATACGCTCCGCAATTGGGGACGCAGCGGGAAAATCACGGAACGCCGCCACCCCCTGAACAGCTATCGCCTTTATGCCAAGGAAGAGTTGGACGCTTTGCTAGCCGAGGCACAAAGTCCAATCAACGTTGACTCCCCAAGACGCAAGCCGAAGTGAAATGTTGCCCTGCCAATAGTCGATCATGCACGATCGTTCGTCCCACGAATCCGAATGGTTGACCCGCAAGAAACGGATCGACCCGAAACTGAAGGCCCTCGGCTGGAAGATCGTACCATACGATGAGGGTGCAGATATATCCTCATATCGTCGGCATGCCATCGAAGAGTTTCCCACCGCCAACGGCCCGGCCGACTATGCCTTGGTCGTCGACGGCCAGCTACTCGGCGTGATCGAGGCCAAGAAGCTCTCGCTTGGGCCGCAGGGCGTGTTAGTCCAGGCAGAGCGATACTCGAAAGGCGTCATCGACAGTCCGTTCGACTTCCGGGGTTTCCGGGTCCCGTTCCTCTTCTCGACCAACGGAGAGGTCATCTGGTTTCACGACGTACGGCACGAACTCCACCTGTCGCGCAAGATCGCCAACTTCTTCACGCCTGGTGGTCTGGCCGAGCTGATCCAAACAGACGTCGAAGCCGCTTACAGTCGCCTCCGGCAACTTCCCAACAACCATCCTCGCCTGCGACCCTACCAGATCGAAGCGAATGACGCGGTCGAAGCCGCCATTATCCGGCGAAAGCGGCAGATGCTCCTTGCGATGGCCACCGGCACGGGCAAGACCTTCACCACGGTCAATCAGATCTACCGGCTCATGAAGTCGGGTGCGGCCCGGCGGATTCTGTTCCTGGTCGACCGTCGCGCTCTGGCAGCCCAAGCCGTCCGAGCGTTCGCCGCCTTCGAGCCGGAGCCAGGGCTGAAGTTCGACCACATCTACGAGGTCTACAGCCAGCGCTTCCAGAAAGAGGATTTCGACGAAGACGACAAGTTCGATCCAAGAGTTCTGCCCAGGGCCTACCTGGAAAACCCCACCGGCGGACACGCCTTCGTCTACGTCTGCACGATTCAGCGGATGACCATCAACCTGTTTGGTCGCCAGGCCGTGTTTCGGACCTCCTCCGATGAGGAGATTGACGAAGATGCCGAACAGCTCTCTATCCCGATTCACGCCTTTGACCTCATCATCGCCGACGAATGCCATCGCGGGTACACGACGGGAGAAGTCTCCGTCTGGCGAGACACGTTGAATCACTTCGATGCCATTCGCGTTGGCCTTACCGCCACGCCTGCCGCCCACACGAAGGCCTACTTCAAGGACGTCGTCTACCGCTACGAATACGAACGGGCCGTCCGTGAAGGTCATCTGGTCGACTACGACGCGGTCAAGATCAAGTCCGACGTCCGCATGAACGGCGTGTTCCTCAACGAAGGTGAGGAAGTCGAGATCGTCGACCCAGACAGCGGGGCCGAGACCCGCGACAGCCTGGAAGACGAACGGCAGTTCGACAGTAGCGAGGTCGAGCGCAAGGTCACTTCCCCCGACTCCAATCGCAAAGTCGTCCTGGAACTCAAGAAGTATGCCGACGAGCACCGGGAGCGTACCGGCCGATTCCCCAAGACACTCATCTTCGCCGCCAACGACGTGCCGCACACGTCCCATGCCGACCAACTCGTGGAGATCTGTCGCGAGGTATTCGAGCAGGGAGAGTCATTCGTTCGCAAGATCACCGGACGCGTCGACCGCCCCCTGCAACAGATTCGCGAGTTCCGCAACCGCAAGAAGCCTGGCATCGTTGTGACGGTCGATCTGCTGAGCACCGGCGTCGATATCCCCGACCTGGAGTTCATCGTCTTCCTGCGAACGGTGAAATCCCGCATCCTCTTCGAGCAGATGCTCGGACGCGGCACACGCAAGGGCGAGCATCACCCAGATAAGTCCCACTTCGTTGTCTTCGACTGCTTCGACGGCACCTTGCTCGAATACTTCCGCAAGTCGACCGGCATCACGGCCGAGCCGCCCGACAAGCCGGCCCGAACCATCCAGCAAATCATCGACGACATCTGGAGCAATCGCGACCGCGACTACAATATCCGCTGTCTGGTCAAGCGGCTGCAGCGAATCGAAAAAGAGATGGATGCCTCGGCCCGGGAGGATTTTGCGGCCTTCGGCATCCCCGACGGCGATATCGGCACCTACGCCCGTGCTCTCCCTCGCAAGCTCCGCGACGACTTCGTCGAGACGATGAAGCTGCTGCGGAACGAAGAGTTTCAGGACTTGCTGGTCAACTACACCCGCCGCAAAAAAGTCTTCCTCCGGGCAATCGAGCACGAAGATACCGTCTCCAGCGAGTACCTGATTCGCGACGGTAAGGGCAAAGAGTACAAGCCGGAAGACTACCTGGTTGCGTTCACCCGCTTCGTGGAAGAGAACACCGACAAGATCGACGCCATCGGCATCCTGCTCGACCACCCTCGCGACTGGAGCACGTCCGCACTGTCGCAGCTCAAGGACAAGCTGGCCACCGCTCCCGAGCGGTTCACCATCGAGAACCTCCAGCGAGCCCACGAGCTGTACTACAATAAGGCCCTAGTGGAGATCATATCGATGGTCAAGCACGCGGCCGACCAGTCTCAGCCGCTGTTGACGGCCGAGGAACGTATCCGCCGGGCATTCGCCAAACTCACCGCCGACAAGACATTCACCGACGAACAACAGCGGTGGCTCGACCGCATCCGCGACCACCTGGTTGCCAATCTCTCAATCGACCAGGAGGACTTCCTCCTAATGCCCGTCTTCGAACAAGCCGGCGGCTGGGTGCAAGCCAACCGCGTGTTCGACGGGAAGCTCCAAGAATTACTTGCGGAACTGAACGAAGCCATTGCCGCATAATGCCCGCATTGCCGAAAGGAAGCTACATTGTCCGACGTTGTTCAAAAACTCTGGGGATTCTGCCATACGCTTCGCCATGACGGCATCGACTATGGGGATTACATCGAGCAGATTACCTATCTGCTCTTCCTCAAGATGTCGGACGAACGGGGGATCGACCTCACGAAGGTCTCGATGCGGGCACTCGATGGCAAGACGATCAAGCTCGATTGCTCCTGGCCGGCGCTGACCGCCAGGTCGGGCACTGATCTGACCGACTACTACGCCAACCTGCTCCGGGCACTCGGCCAGCAAGAAGGACTCTTGGGCGACATCTTCTCGGGTGCCCAGTCGCGTTTCAGCAAGCCGACCAGTCTCAAAAAGCTGCTCACCACCATCGACGAAACGGAATGGACCACGCTCGAAGTCAACGTCAAGGCCGAGGCCTTCGAGGGCCTTCTTGAAAAGGCTGCCAGCGAGGGGAAGAAAGGGGCGGGCCAGTATTTTACGCCCCGGCTCTTGATCCAGTCGATCGTCCGCTGCATGAAGCCCGACCCGCGTGAGAACCGTCAGTACAGGATCTGTGACCCCGCCTGCGGCACGGGCGAGTTTCTCGTTGCTGCCTATGAGTGGCTGCTGAGCGTCACCAAAGGCGGGGCCGAGCTGGACCGAGCGACCGCCCGTCGCGTCAAAACCAAGACCTACTTCGGCCAAGACCTCGTTCCCCGGCCGCGCCGGTTGGCCTTGATGAACCTCTATCTCCACAACCTCCAGCCCCATATCACGCTAGGCGACTCGATCTACGACCCGCCGCCGGCCGACCGTTTTGATTGCGTGCTGACCAATCCGCCCTTCGGCACTCGCGGGGCCAACCAGGCCCCCACACGGGACGACTTCACCATCGCCACCAGCAACAAGCAACTCAATTTCCTCCAGCACGTGCTCACCATACTCAAGCCGGGCGGCCGGGCGGCGGTGGTCGTGCCCGACAATTGTCTCTTTGCCGACCGGGCGGGCGAGGTTTTCAAGATCATCGCCGAAGATTGCGACCTGCACACCGTGCTCCGTCTGCCCAACGGCACCTTCACGCCCTACAGCCCCGGCACCAAGACCAACGTCGTCTTCTTCAGCAAGGGCTACCCCACTGAAACCGTCTGGATCTACGACGCCCGAACCAACGTGCCGCGAATCACGAAGAAAGACCGCCCGCTGACCGCTGCTCATTTCAAGGAATTCGAAAAGTGCTACGGCCGAGACCCCAACGGCCAATCACGACGAAAGCCGAGCGACTCGAGGGAAGACCGCTGGCGGAAGTTCGGCATCGAAGAACTCAAAACCCGCGACTTCAAAATCGACAGCCTGAAATGGCTCCGCGACGACTCCCTCGAAGACGCCGACGACCTGCCGCCACCGGAGGAACTGGCCACCGAAGCGGTTGGCGAACTTGAGGCGGCTATTGAGGAGCTGAACGCGGTCGTTGGAATGTTGGAGAACGGTAACGACACTGAGGCTGCTTTGGCAAAGGAGGATGCGTCGTGAATCCCCGTTACGCCAAAGCGTTACGCGAGAACGAACACGACGTGCCTGATGGCTGGATGACTGCCGCCTTGGGCGACGTTGTCACTGAAGTGCAACCCGGCTTCGCCTGTGGTGCGAACAATCGGGATGGCAACGGGGTTGCTCATCTCCGACCAATGAATGTAAATGCCGAAGGCGAAATTGATCTATCGGATGTGAAATACGTGCCAGAGGGCAGGGTCGACAACGCTCGGCGGTGGCTCAAGAAAGGCGACGTCTTGTTCAATAACACAAACAGTACAGAGCTTGTCGGCAAAACGGCTTTCTACGGCCACGATGAACCACGTGCCTTCTCAAATCACATGACTCGCGTGCGTGTCTGCGAACAGGCATTTGACCCCGCGTATTGTGCGGCATTCCTACATCACTGTTGGCGAGAAGGGCATTTTCAGGAGGTCTGCAATCAGCACGTATCACAGTCAAGCGTAAGCCGAACGGTCCTTCTTCAGACCCCTGTCCTCGTCCCACCACTTGCCGAGCAGAAGCGGATTGTGGCGAAGGTGGAGGCTCTATTGGAGCGAGTGAATAGAGCCCGCGAGCGTTTGGCCCGCGTGCCGGACATCCTCAAGCGCTTCCGCCAATCCGTCCTCTCCGCCGCCTGCTCCGGCCAACTCACCGCCGACTGGCGAGAAGCCAATGAAACTGGCTGTCCAGCAGAATTGCTTCGTTCCATCCTTGACAAACGGCAGGAACGCTACGAAGCCAACAACTCGACCCGCTATCGGGCACCGCTAGAACCGAGATTCGATCGAGAATACGAGTACCCGGACGACTGGGCTGTCGCTTCAATGGACCAACTCACGTGCTTGGTGACGAGTGGCTCGCGAGGCTGGGCCAAATACTACTCAGACCATGGGCCGCTCTTCGTGCGTGCTCAGAACATCAACACGGACGAACTCCGCTTGGATAACATCGCTCACGTCACGCCGCCTGACTCGGCAGAAGGACGTCGGACGCGGGTACAACAGGACGACCTGTTGGTCACGATAACGGGTGCGAATGTTACGAAGTCGGCAGTGGTCCGTGACAACATCGGTGAAGGTTACGTGAGCCAACACGTCGCGATTGCGAGGCCAGTTGACCCTCAAGTGTCACCTTTCATCTTCCTTTGGATCATAAGCCCGGCACACGGCCGGGCGAAGCTGAACGACGATGCTTATGGGGCTGGTAAACCCGGATTGAATCTCGACAACATTCGCGACATGCCCGTTGCGTTGCCCCCACTTGCCGAGCAGCGAGAAATCGTCCGAAGAGTAACCGCCTTGTTCGCCCTGGCCGACCGAATTGAACAACGCCTGACAGCCGCCACCGCGCGAACCGAGCGAATCACCCAGTCGATCCTCGCCAAGGCATTCGCCGGCGAGCTGGTCGAAACCGAAGCCGACCTGGCCCGCCGCGAAGGCCGAGACTACGAACCCGCCTCCGTGCTGCTTCAGCGCATCGCCGCCGAACGCCAGTCCGCCGCCAACGCCAAACCCAAGCGACCAAGGAAACCCAAGAAACGGCCACCCAGGGCCAAGAAGCGGGCGATGAAATGAGCACTACCGCCGCGATGCCATTTCAGATAGACACCGGCACTGCTTACGTCTCGATCTTCGTCTCCAGCGGCACGGAGATTTGCGCGGCAATCGGCGTGTAGAGATCAATCTCGACGGAGTCGGTTTCGATGGTAACGATCAAGCTGTAGCGGGCCTGACGATCCCAACATCCCAGGTGCTTTCGGTCTCGCCACCAACCACTGACGGAATATACGGCCAAGATACCGCATTGGGCCAGTTCCACGGCCGTGCCGGTCCAGGTGTCGGAGTGGATTGAGCCCTTGCTGCGCAGTCGGGGGCCAATCTCCCAATTGCGATCGTCCCTTTCCACATCCAGTTCTTCATCTTCATCCCGCGCCGCCTTGCTGATTCGCTTGTGAAAATCCTTTTCCGTCTCCAGTGGTCGTTTCACATCGAAACGCAAGCCGTGCGACTGATAGCGGTGCTTCCTCGTCCAGCCGCGCCGTCCGGGGCTTGGCTCGATGAAATAGGAAAGCGTTATCCGCATGCGCACTTCGACTTCGCCGAGGTCTTCGAGCACTTCACCGGGCCAGGGAAGCCGGTGTAGGTGCATATCCTTCGTGGTTACTTGGGAACCTTCCATTTGGTACGGTTGCAGCGAACACTCGATGATCTGTGTGGCGGAACTACTGACGCTTCGCAAGGCTCGTTGCAAGTCAGGCACTCCATAGCCGTAGCATCGCAATCGATTATGCCGCTGGGGCTTTGGGAACTCGGCAAGCATCGCGTCTGTCCAGCGGGCTGAGTGGACCAGGAGGCCGCGAACGGTTTCGGGCCACAAATCAGGGTAGTGGGACCAGATGATTGCGGCGTATCGGGCAGCCAGGGCGGTTGCGGCGCTGGTATCGCCGGTGGTCGTCAGCAGGGCCCCGTCGGGACTGACCCGGGTGGTGAGAAGCATCAAGTCATCCACGCTGTCGGCTCGCCTCGTTGCGGGATCGATGGCGTTGTTGCCACCCTCCATCACAATATCCGGTTTCAGCGGCCAACTCTTGTTTGCCCAAACCAGCGAAGTCGAACTGGCCGGGCTCAACTGCCCGGGCTCTTTGGCAATCGGTTGCCAATCGTCGTAGCCAGCGGTGTGAATATCCGTTTTTTCCGTATACGCGCCGACCGACACGGCATTCCACGACTGCGCCGGGTCTTGCATGCCTTGCACGTGATTGTAGTTGGGATAGTTGTGCCGTCCGTCCAATGGGACATTGCCTGCCGAGACGAAAAGCAGACGGAAGGGGGCGGCCCTCTTGTTGTCTTCAATGCCGGCACAAATCTCGTCGACACGGCCCGACCAGGATGACGGATACCCTTCGTCGCGGCCGTCGGCCGTGACGGTGAGGCAGAAAGCTCGCCGCAGTCGATCTGGGGCTGCAATTTCTATCCGAGCCGCCGCCTGGGCGGTAATCTCGCCGTACAAGTCCGGATCATGTGGTTGGTCTTCCCGGTAGAACTTGACCGATTCAAGACGGTGGCGAAGCTCGACCGGGCCGTCGCTTTCCAGCAATGAAGTGAGATCGCCGTAAAGGGCCAATCCCGCCATCTCCGTGCCGTGCCCATCTTGATCGGCAGGTGACCAGCTAGGCACGACGGTCAACAGGTGCTCCTCTGCCAGCGCAACCTCAAGCAACGGATGGCTGCGGTTGACGCCGGTATCCAGGTGGCAAACGCTCGGCGCGTTCGGCGGGGGCGGCTCAACGCGCTCGCGCGCTTCCTGCACGAGCTTACCTTGGTCGCGAGGAGGAAGCTCGGCATATGCTCCAGCCAGCGTCTTCGCCAGCCGAAGCTCCGCGAGAATGTCAAACAGATTCTCGAAAGCCGTCCACTGTCGAACGGTTGCACGGGCAAGCAGTACGCAACGTTCGGGAAAGTGGATTTCATGCGAGCCGACCTGGATCTGGGCAGCTTGGGCCCGTTCCCGAAACACGGCGGCAACGTCATGTGGATTAGTGGCTTCGTGGAGCCACACTTCCCACCAGAACGGTTTGTCGGTTTCCTTGGGAAATGCGCCTGCGTCCGTCCAAAATGACTCGAGCGCAGCCAATCGGATTGCTGTGATGCTTTCAGCGAGATCCTTGTTCTTGGGTTTCCCCGTCTTCGTGTTCTCGTTTGCGTAGGCCTCGAACTTGCGAACAAAGATGCCGACTTTACCTTCGGGCACGAAGACCGTGCCGTGCATCACGTTGCCGACCATCCGGGAATTCAGCAACTCGATGCCGCTACGAAGTGCCTCCAGGCTTTCCAGCTTCAGCTTGAAGCCCGGATCGCTTTGGAAGTCCAGAACGACTCCCTCCGGTCGCTTCTGCTGGGGAAATTCCTTCCCGTGTTCCTGGACTGCTTGCTCGGCATCCAGGACTTGTTGTGCAAGCCGTTCGCCGTGGTCCACCCGATCGTCGCGGGGCGGCACGCTGAATTCACCTGACGAGACCTTGTGCGGATACTTGTAGTGTTCAGTCGAGGCCGTGTCTTTGGGGAAGAGATGCCTGAATTCGTCCATGGGTTACTCTTCAGTGGTTCCAGCGTTGTGGTTGGAAGGCCGATGGCGATCTTCGAGACATTCCTTCAACGCAGCCGTGTTAATGGTTTTCCTCTCGTGCAGAATGCAGTCCTTGGCCGCATCATCACATGCTCGGGCGATTTCCGCATGACTCAGCCCGGTTGCCGCGCGTCGGATCTTCGGCCAACTAAGACGGCTCGCGAGGAACACCTGCAGCCGGTTGCGAACGAGCGAGTCAACCTGATCCTCAGTCGGGCGCGTGTAGTGAACAACATCGTCAAAGCGACGGAAGAGAGCCTCGTCCAGCATGGCGACATAGTTCGTTGCAGCAAGAATCAGGCTGTCGGATTCGTCCTGTTCAAGGAATTGGAGAAACGAATTCAGGATTCGCCGTATTTCGCCCACATCGTTCCTGACGCCTCGGTCGCTTCCAATCGCGTCGAATTCATCGAAGAAGTACACGCCGCGAGTCTGCGTCATGGCCTCGAAAACCATGTGCAACTTGACCGCGGTTTCGCCCATGTACTTGGTGATCAATCCATGAAGCTGGACCGAGAACAACGGCAACTTGAGTTCACCCGCGAGGGCCGACGCGGTCATTGTCTTTCCACAACCAGGTGGCCCGACCAGAAGCAGCTTGCGACGTGCCGAGAGGCCGTGGCTGCGGAACTTGTCCTGGTTGCGATACTCTCGGATAACTCGTTCAAGCGGCTTGCGTGTTTGATCGCTGAGCACCATTTCTGCGAACCGTGTCTTCGGATAGGTAACGGTCAGAAGTCCTGCCAACTCGCCCTTCGGCCTGGCCATCGGTACGGCGCCGCCAATCTTGCCAGATGCCTGCCTGCTCTTGATCTCGTCGACAATGTCGCGGAGTTCTTGCGCGAGCTTCCCCTTTCCACTGCGCGCGGCACGGGCGGCGATCTGGAGGGCAACCGAGACAAAATGCTCGGCGTTTCCCTCAGAGTAGCTCTTCAGCAGCGATTTGACTTGTTCTGCGCTCGCCATGTTGGAGACCTTCCCTTCCCAGAATCATACTCAAATACCGTGTCGGCCGATAGCATATTGGTCGGCACCGCTCGGTCTCAGCGTTGAGAGAACTGAGGGGCATCGGCGGTATTTCGCACCCCCCAGCCGCCGGGGTCGCCACGCCCGGCGGCTTGTGACAAGAACCGAATTGTCAAAGAACAATACCGGGCGCACATACTCGCCCGGTTGACCACTTGGCCGGCACACTGGACACCACGAGGCTCATCCCGCCACGTGGACTGATGCCAATCGATCACGCTTCCCGCATCTTCTGCTCGATCTTCTGACGACGCTTGTCGAGATCGGCCCGTGTTTTTTCCAGCTTCCGCGCCTCGCGCAGCAGGGCGTCGGCCTTTTTCTGGTGCTCGTCGGCCTGTTCCTTGTGGCGTCGCCGGTCGGGAATCAACAGGGCCTGCTCGGCTCGTTCCCGTTCATACTTCGCCTGCTTTTCGACGCGGCGGGCCCTTTCCTTCAGGTCGTGGCATTCCCGCTCGAGCCGGTGCGATTCGGCTTCGGCTTCTTCCAGCTCGAGCCGCAGATCCCCGTCTTCACAGGTGTAGACCAGTTCGCCCAGCGCCGTGCTGCCTTCCGATAAAGCCGCGAGCACCTCGCGACGACGGGCGTGAAGTGGACGAGTGGCTTCCTCGTGCTGTTGCTCGGCCGCTTCGAGGATCTTGTCTGCCGCTGCGATTTCCTCTTCCAGTTTGTCGCGCTCGGCCTCCAGTTGGGGCATCGCGGCCACTGCCGCTTTGAGCTTCATTCGGTGCTGGCAGCGCTCGACGTCCTGCCGCAACTCGTCTACCGACTTGTCCACATCGGCGAGCAGGCGTTCGACTTCCACAGGATCGGGTTCGTCGTCCCGTGCGATTGCGGCGACCAGTTCGCGGTAGTTGCCAATGGCCGTGTCGGCGCGTTGCTTCTGGAGACCGACGAGCTTTTCGAAGAAAGATAGGGCACTCATGGTTTGGCTCCTTCTGAAAGGGGGAAACGTTTGTGGTAAGCAATGAAGTCGTCGCACCACAGCGACGAAAAGGCGATCGGGGGCTTCGTGGCCAGAATTTTGCGGATCGGCATCGATTCGCGTCGTGCCGGCTCGTCGCCCAAGGCTTCCTGGTAGCGGCTCGCGTGGGAAAGGCCGTAGCGGTAGCCGCCGCAAATGACCGAAGGGGCTATCGCGACACCGTGCCGCTCCGCTCGGTGACACAGGTGCAGGACGATCCGGATGAACGAATGGTCGTGGCCGAAGTAGGCGGGCAAGTCCGCGCAGGAAGGCCGCCGGGTCGCGTATGCCACAACCAATTTCTCAAAGGTGATCCGCGCCGGATCGGTGCCTTCGCGATCTGCGAACAGCGCCGGGCGATCCAGAACGTGGGCCAACTCGTGCAGAACGTTGACGCAGATCAGGCAATCGAGATCCTCCTCGAAATGGTCTTCACGCAAGGCCACGTCGTTGACCACCATGCACGGCCCCCGGCCCCGCCAGTCGGGGATATGGTCCTGCAGGTACAGATCGAGTCTGGGCGTCGTGTAACCGTAGCAGTGGTCGCCGGTTCCGAAGGCGACGGGCAGGCTCGACTGCGGCACGACATACAGAGGCGCCGTGCCGAGGTCGGAACCGGCCACGGCGTGGCAAAGTTTGTCGGCCTTGGCCAACAGGATGGCCACGTGGTCGCCCAGGTGGCCCGCTGTCGCGGTGTGTTGTGTAAGTTGCTTCATGGGTTGGCATTCAGAAGTTCGGACAACTGAAAGAAACTGTCCTTGATACCGCGACTGTTCTCGCGGGCCTCTCCTGTCGGATTTGGCCGGGAAGGAACCGCTGACACGGACTGACGCGACAGTGACCATTGCGCCCAAATCTCATTTCGCGCGCGTGCGCGCCCGCGTACGCGCGTTGAAATGCAATGCGTACTACCGCGACAGTGCGTGACAGTTGGCGTATCAAACCGCTCACACCGGGCCTCCCTTCAGCGCGATGCCTTCATAGAACGGCCGCATGCCCGTACCGCGTCGGCGAGTGATGCCAGCCACAGCCGCCGCGAGGTCGCGGCCGAACGTCTGCCGCGTGGTCACGGCTTGCCGTCCTTCGGACTCGCACCACTGCCTCCAGGCGTCGTAGAGCAGATCGACGGCAACTCTGTGGCCGGGTCCGACGACGCACTCCTCACCAACGAACGCCGCGACGGGGGACGACAGATCCTCGATCTCCTGGACTACGTCTTGGACGCTGGCCGGCACGACGAAATGGCCCCGCTCGTTCAGTCGCTGCCAGCCTTCGATCGACCAGTTCAGGATGCCGGGCAATTCGGCTAGCAGCCGGTCCGTCAACCGCGTGTCTTCGCGCCCGTAGAAGGTCTTGGTGAGCCGCAGGATGATGAAGCGGCCCGCCAGCGCTCCGCTGGAATCGTTGAGCCGGGGAAACTCGTTCGTGAGGAACATGAATCGCGTGGGCAGCTTGAGCGTGACGCTGGTGATGTTCTTGCGGTCCACGGTCAGCGTGTCCTCGCCGCTGATGCAGAGCAGGCGCTCAACCACCGTGGCGATGTTCTCGCCGTGGAAGCGGGCGTCGCTGACGATGGCTAGGCTCTTGCCGATGAGCGGCTGCAAACCGAACGGACCGGCGAGGCTCGATGTGGTCGGGCCACAGACGTTTCCCGTGCCGATCAATCGGGCCAGCACACGGGCGATCGTTCCCTTGCCGCTGCGCCGGGGTCCGACGATCAGCAGCATCTTCTGCTGCGAGGTGTCGCCGGTCAGGCAGTAGCCGAACCATTCCTGCAACAGGTCATGCGACTCGATGTCGCCGTCGAGCAACTGGTGCAGGAATCCATGCCACGCCATCGGATGGGCGGCGTTCGGATCGGGGTCGAACTCCAAGGCGCAGGTCGTGAAGAATAGCGGCGTGGGCGGCAAGCGTCGCATCGAGGGGAGATGCAACAGCAGCGATCGGCAGGCAATGATCTCGTTGGGCGAAGGCCGGTTCGCGTCGTCATCGAGCCACGAGGGGCAGAGCGTGGCCGCCGGGAGGTGAACGAACGCCTTGATTGATTCCAGTGCGGCTTTGACCGTGGATGGATTGGACTGGTAGTCGGCCAGTTCAATCGCTCCGGTGCGGCGAACGAGAACATATCGCAAGGCGTCGTGCAGCCACACCTGAAGCCGTTTCTTGACCGCGTTGTCTTCCAGTTCGCAGTAGCGGTTGTCTCGCCATTCGGTCAGCAGGCCGGCGTAGCAGTGCAAAGTGCGGCCGTCGGGATGGAGATGGAATTCGCGCACATAGGCTTCGGCGGTGGGCAGCGTTCGCGTCGGTGAGAGCACCAGCTTGCCCGACTGCGGATCGCGACTTCCCAGTTGAATGCAACCATCCGTGTCGATCTCCAGCGCCTGGCCGCGCTGGCAGTGATTTTCAGCATCGCGCAGACGCTGCGCGATTTCGTCATCGCTCCACGCCCGTGGAAACGGCCGCTGCCGGGCGTATCGGCGGATCACATCAACGGCCGCCGCATCGTTCAGGTCGTACTCGACTGCTCGGCAAGCACAGACGAAGAGGCGATGTGAACCGTCCCTTTGGTCGCTGAGCTTGATGCGCAACATCGCCGCCAGGCAACGTGCAGAGCGATCCTGCATCGAGATGGGCGCTTTCGGTTCGGGGGCCTCCCGCTGGCCTACTGACGGTCGGCGTTTCCGCGTCTCATGTGTAGGGTGCTTCTCGCCGAGTTCCACGAGCACGGCGTCGGCCAGCCGCTTCGCGCTCTGCATCAGCGTTTCGGGATCGACCTGGGCGGGCTCTTGCCCTTCATCTTCCCAAACGATCGCCTCGCCCGACTCGTGTGTGCTGGGCGGAAACACCGTTTGCGTTCCCGTCGAGCGGACCTCCACGATCATACCGGCCGACTTGCTACGAAACTTCTTTGTGGCCAACGGCCCCGTGACGCGATATAGCCAATGCGAGCGCAGCTTACTCGCTCGCCCGAAGATCGCTGGCGTCGGCGGCAGAAACTGCGAAGCCAGTTCGATCGCACGCAGATGGTCGAGATCGACATCGATCAGCCAGCCTGAAGGCTCGCCCAAGAGAACGCCGAGGTTCTGCGGACGGCCGTTGAAGTGCTCGTTGAGCGACTCCAGCGTAAGCCGCAACCGTTGCCACCCCTTGCGGGTCGTTTTCTTCTTTCGGTAGGGAATCGGTATCACCGACCAGCCACGCAGCGTATATCGCTCCGCGGCGCTCCGGATGCCGCATTCCGCTTGTTCCCGATGGCCGTCACTCGTCATCCACAAGATCCTCCGTGACGGGCGTGCTCTTTGTTTGGTGATCGTCCTGATGGGAGACATCAGAGTGCCGGTGTGACCGCGACCGCTTCTCCCACAGGTCCAGCAATACGGTCGCCCACGCGCTCGCGAAATCCTCGGGCAATTCCTGGTCGGCAATCGCCTTGTCCTGTGTCATCGCCAAATTGCCTCCTTTCCCTCGGCGCGTACCGCGAGCGCCACTATGCTCTGGGTTCGTTTTCGAGCTGTCCGCCCCTTAGTTACCTATGCCGTTGGCAGTCGGCAGTGCGCGCCAAGCCGCTCGATTTCGCATTGCGGTTTCGCGGCCACACGCATCGGGCGTACATTGATGACCTACCGGATCGCGGGGCGAACTGTCGGAAACAGTGCGGTGATACCGGGGATTTCCGCTTCGGGGTTTGAGCCGACAACCAACACGTCCGTCTATTAGGTTAAGAACCCGGTTGCGGCGCGAACTGACGAAACAATCGCGAAAAATGCCGCCAGAGCATGCCCAACACGGCCGTCTATTTGTTGACCTACCCGGCGGAGGTGCGGAATGACGAGAGCGGGCAGAGAAAATCGGGCAACCCGCAGTCAACGCTGGCCGGAATTGCGTTGTTGACCAAAACCCCGCCTCTTGAACGCCCTTCTTGAACGGCATGTTCAGGCACCGGGCGATCTCATTGAGGATCTCTCGTTTGAACTCGCCATAGGTGGTTGCCGGCTGCTCGGCGTGGATTTGGCCCATCTTCCAGCCGCCTGGCATAGTCAACAGCGCCCGTTGCTCCAGCTCGATCGGCTCGAACGGCTCGGCGGCGTCGGCCTCGCCACTGGCGGGCGAATCCGTGTAGAGGATGCCTGCAAAGTCGGCAGCCGTTTCCGCGGCGGCGATCACCGCTAGCGTGTAGCGCCGAAGTTGGGCGAATAGCGGCAGTGCCGGCATGATGTCGGGGATGCCGCGGGCCTGGCCGGGACGATCCACGCGAAACCAGTGGATCACAGATTCCGCCGGAACGCGGTCGTAGTCCAATCCATACGGATATGCGGCCGCCATGTCGCCCGGGTGCCGTTTCAGAATGTGGTATTCGACCGGGTTGCCCGCGGAGTCGAAGACGATGCCGTCCACCGCGTTGCGCTTCAGGACGCTGAGGTCCGGCGTGGCAACCTGGTCCGCCTCGACCAGTCGCAAGTCGAGCTTCATCGGCGTGGGAATCGCCGGGTTGCTCGTGAGGATGATGAAGCCTTCCCCGTCCTCGGCCCGCGCCATACGCAGTGTGCGGAGCTTTTCAGCGAGGCCCACCGCCCTGGACCAGAAGGCAAAGTCACGTTCGATGCGCCGGTTGGCTTTGGCATCGCCGGTGAACATTTGTAGCCGCGGTCCCGTGCCGATCACGTCGTTGGCCAGAGTGAGCACGATTCCGCGGGCATAGCTGTTGTTCGCGATCTCATAGCGCGACCGGTTCCGGAGAATTCGGCGAACCTCGGCGCTGTTGGCCGCGTTGGCGGAAAGCTCGTCGGCGCCGGCCCAGTGTCTGCGGTTGTCGTTGGTGGTGACCGCCGCGTCGTAGCGGGCGCGGAGCAGGGGCAACACGCGCCTGGGCAGACGTGCCTTTCGCGACGAAGTGACCAGGTTTTTTAGCCACGTCAGCACTACGATATCCCCGGCGGAACGAGCTTGTTGAAGACCAGTCCGCGGCGCTTTGAGCGAGCGGCCTCCTTGGACGCGAGGTAGCGGTCGGCCTCGATCTGCTCGGACAGTCTGTACTGTTCCACCGAGCCCGAGTCGCCAGCGGCCTTCGCCGGCCCCTGGGCGTTGTTGCGGATCGTGTCTTTCAGATCGTCGGCCATCACCCACTCCTTCAGGGTGCAATTGCGCAATCAAATGATGCTGTTGGGTTACATATGCTTTGCAGACGGCCAGTGTCCGAGACAATGTGTTCAGGGAAGCGACTATTGCTACATATAGCAATTCCCACCTCGGAGAGCGGTCAGCGTCCCCTCGTACGTGACGGATTTTCGCCCGCAGTGTCGGCAAACTTTGCGGCGGCGAATCCGCCCGTCCCGCAGCGGTTCGGTGTGCGTGGTGTAGAAGTGCCGGCATCCGCACAGCGGGCAGCAGATGCCGCGGTCATCTTTCTTGTCTCGGGACTGGCTCACCGCCGCTTCCTCCGCTGCATCTCGGCGAAGCTGACCCGCTTCCTTTGCGCCGGCGCGACCGGCTCGGTGCCAAGCAGCACCGCCCCCTGAATCGAAGCGGCCACAGCACAGCCCACCAGGCAGTCGAGCCAGTGATTGTCGGCCCGCTCGGGGCGGAGCTTCCATTCGTCGACCGTCCGGCCGCGGCCCTCGGTCTTCACGCGGTACTCGGCTGTCAGGTGGTCGGCCAATAGGCGATGCTGATCTGGCTTGTCGCCGAACATGGCCAAGCAGCCCGGGTCGCCCATCGGCGTGGCCAGCCGGGCGTGGATGAATGACTTCCAGTAGTTGGTGTCATAGACCACGTGCCGGATCGCCCGCTTGCCCCGCACGTTGGGGATTCGCCAGTTGTGTCCCACCCGGTCGCCCACCTTCCGCTTATACTCCGAGAAGGGTTGGCTGGAGGCCCCGACAAACCGCCCGTGGCTGGGCATCAGGACACCGGCGTGCGACGATTGGCGGCAGAACTGGTAGACCACATCAGTGGAGCTGCCCCAGTTGGCATCGACCAGGCACCGCTCGATCCGCAGCATGGCCCCGTCGTCGCGGCGCCACTCGCGGCCCAGGCAGCTCTTGGTCAGTACCTCCAACCCAGCGTAGATCGAGCCCTCCAAGCCCGCTCCCCTGGCCGCCAGCGCCAGCGTGCGCCGGGCGTCGCGCAACGTGAAATACGGCCGCTTCTGATCCGGGTAGCTGCCATAGTCCACCACGTATCCGGTGAAGTCGTCCTCCCACGCGGTGACGACGAAGAACAGCAGCGACGCCTGCACGTCGACGAACATGGCCAGATGATTTGCACCGAGCGGGATTTCGCCACGGCGCATGCCGCTGGTCTTGCCGGCGATCTGGTCGGCCGTGAGCAGGTCTTCGTCAACCGTTTCTTCCGGTAGTGGCTCGTTTTGGTACTCGGCAAAGAACGCCGCTTCGTCCTGAAGCTTCAGGTTAATCGCGTGCTGCACGGCGCTCAGCTCGTCATGGTTGTAACGCTCGGGCCAGGCGATGACCGAGCCGGCGTCCATTTCGTCGCGATGGGCCCGATAGAACTCCGTCGCCTCCGCAATTCCCTCGCCGCGCCGGAGGCACTCGGCTCGGATTTCAGCATAGCGGTCCCAGAGCTTCTCGTTTGTGGGGAACGAGTACACCATCTTTGTCCGCTCGCCGTTCCATTCCGGGTGCTTGTCGCGGTCCAGGATATTGTCGGCCATGTCGCTGGGACGAATCACCATGCACGGCATGATGCCCGAGATCTTCTTGCCGGGACCGCCGAGGCCGAGCACGGCACCGGCCAACGTGCTTTCCCGCGTCGCGCATTGCGTGAGTGAACGGGCCGATTCGTCCGTCTGTGGATCGTCGAGCACCACAAGCGACGGCCGCACCGTGCGGCCGTCGGCCCGTTTATACTTCATGCCTCGGATGCGACCCGTGATGCCGGCCACCTTGATGATGGCCCCGCTGGCGCTGGAGCCCGGCATTGTCGGCAGCACAACCTCGCGGGCGGTCCAGCCAATGTGCGTGCGCTCGCCCTGGTAGAGTTGCCCGCTACACCGGTTGGCGATCCCATCCAAACACTGGATCGGGTAGACAACCTCGGGGAAGTCGGCCAGCAACAGATCGTTGCCGTCGAGCTCCATCTTGATCGAGTCGAGCATGTCCATGGCGTGCCCTTCGTCGGACCCGATCAGGCACACGAATTCCCGGTGGCCGTTGAGCACCGCCCAGATGCACGCGCATTCGCAGATGGTCGTCTTGCCACTGCCACGCGGCATGGCCATCGCGAACAGACCGCCGTGCAACACGGCCTGTTCGATCTTGGCGATGACCTTCAGATGGTCGGGCGACCACTTCAGATGAAACGTCTGCGGGAAGTACGACTCGCAGAAGAAGCGGAAGTTGGTCGATGACTTTTCCTTCCGTTCGGGATCGACGACCGCAGGCAGCTCGCCGATGTCGCGCCCGGCCAGCGACAACGCGGCGTTGCGCGCCCGGGCACGCTCCTTGAGCGTCTCGTAGGGATCGTTGTCCGGTTCGCGCCTTGGCTCGTGGCAGATTTGCACCAGCCAGGCGACGTAGCGGAGAAGGTCCACAAACCGCCCGTCCCCGGTCCGCAGGCCGGCCCGCGTGCGGTGGCGATGCAGTTGCCGCTCGGTGATCACCTCGCCCAGCGGCGTGGAATTCAAGAGCCGGCACAACTCGCTCGGTCGTAGTTTCCGGGGGTCACTCGCCACGGCCCATCTCCTTTACGAGCCAAGCGGCGAAGTGCACCAGGTTGACCGTGCCATCCGGATTGGTGGGGGCGCCGGCCTCGATGTCGTTGCGAAGCATCTCCACGGTAACCGGCTTGGTGCCCGAAGCGGTCAACACGCGGGCCGCATCGGAGAGCGATAGCGCCTGCGGATTCAGCGGGCCTTCATGCCGTCCTTGGGCGTTACTCTCACTCATCCGGTGCTACGCCTTTTGCACTGCACTTTAGGCGATCACAAGGCGAGTGCAATCAGGGCCTCGAAGAGCGCCTGAAATTTGCCGTTGTTTGGGCTGCGAGGCAGAGCGGCGAGGAATTGTTTTTGCAGCATTT